GTTGTCAGATCTGGAAAATCCCTGCACCTTCGCGGATTTTTTCTGCGGCGATTTTCACGAGGAGGCCCAGTCTTCCCGAATCTTCCCCCCCGGCTTGAATGAGCCCGCGCTCGGCGCATAGCGTTGCCTACGGGAGCAACTACCGGCGCATCCGCCAGCTGCTGCTCGATCCGCCGGTCGACTGTGTCCACTGCAAGCGTCGGCAGGCGACCACGCTCGATCACGACCCGCCCCTGTCGATGCACCTGCACCGGCCGGGCTCGGGCTGCTGCCGGCTGATCCCGTCCTGCGAGGAGTGCAACCGCGCCGGCGGGATCGCGGTCTGGAGCGGCAGCTGGCGGCCCGGCTTCTCGCCGGTCTCGGACGATCTGCCGCCCGAGCGGGTCGGACTCGACCGCAGCGACAAGCGCTGGCGGGTGCCCTGGCTGAAGCCGCTGCTGCGAGTGCCCAAAGACGCGACCTGGCCGCGGCTGATGACCGTGCCGCACCCGGCCGCGGTCGGCTCGCTCGGGCCGGTCTTCATCGACTGGGCCGAGCAGCGCTCGGGGCGGCCCCTGCGCTGGTGGCAGCGGCTGGTCGCAACACGCCTGCTGGAAGTGGACGAGGCCGAGCGGCTGGTCTGGGAGTCGATGGTGCTGTCGATGGCCCGCCAGCTCGGGAAGTCCTGGCTGCTGCGCGAGCTCTGCCTCTGGCGAATCCACCAAGGCGAGCGCTTCGGCGAGCCGCAGGACGTGCTGCATACGGGCAAGGATCTGGCGGTCTGCAAGGAGGTGCAGCGGCCGGCGCGGATCTGGGCGAAGTCGAAGCGCGACCTGTACCGAGTGCGGGAGGTGAACGGGCAGGAGGAGATCGAGCACCTGGCCGACGGCTCCCGCTGGATGCTGCGGGCCAAGGAAGCGGTCTACGGTTACTCGGTCTCGGTCGGGGCCGCCGACGAGGCCTGGAAGGTGAAGGCCTCCAGCATCGATGAAGGCCTCACCCCGACCATGACCGAGCGCGAGCAGGCGCAGCTGCTGCTGGTCTCGACCGCGCACCGGATGAGTACCTCGCTGATGCTGGGGCGCCGAGCGATGGCGCTGGCCGAGCTCGAAGTCGGCGATGGCGACCTGCTGATCGAGTGGTCGGCACCGGCCGAGGCCGAGCTGGACGAGGTCGCCGCCTGGCGGCAGGCCTCGCCGCATTGGACGGCGCAGCGCGAGCGGATGATCGGCAAGCGGCTGGAGGCAGCTCGCGCCGGCGAGCTCGAGGATCCCGAGGAGCCCGATCCGATCGAATCCTTCCGTTGCCAATGGCTGAACCAATGGCCGCGGCGCAAGGTCGAGCCCGCCGGCGCGACCGAGGCGCTGCTGCCGGAAGGGTTGTGGCTGGAGTTGGAGCAGCCGATCGCGCCCTCGACCGAGCCGGTCTTCGTCGCGCTGGAGGATGACTACGGCCTGGGCGCCGCGGTCGCTGCGGTCTCGCGCCTGCCCGACGGGCGCCTGGAGCTCGACGGCTGGCTGCGGGCTGACTGGGACTCGGCGATCGCCGACCTGGAGCGCCTGGGCGGCCTGCGCCGGGTGCGCGAGCTGATCGTCGGCGCCTCGCTGCTGGATAGGCTGCCGCCGGGGATGAAGGCGAAGCCGGGGCTGGCCGCCCAGACGCGGGCCGGCCTCGCGCTTTTGCGCGACCTGGCCGCGAACGGGCAGCTCGCCCACGATGGCACTCCCGAGCTCGACCAGGCGCTGGAGATCGCGCAGGTGCGGGAGGCGCCCTCGGGGCTGCACCTGATCGCCCGCGGCCCGACGCACCTGATCCGGGCGCTGGTCTGGGCGGTCTCGGCCGCGCATCGGCCGGCCAAGGTGCCCGTCATTCGCTGACGAAAACGTCCTTGGACCCCCGGAAGGTCCAAGGACGTTTCGTGCTATCATCGGCACAGAAGCGGGGGCGGAATGGGCCGCCCCCGCAACCTTGGAGGCAAGCAGATGGCAAGGCAGTACGAGATCCACGTCGTCGAGGAGGACTTCGATCTCGGCGAGATGAAGAACTCCAACCGCTGCGCCGTCAAGCGCGCGGTGGCAAGGGACATTCCCGGCGCCACGCGGGTCGAGGTCGACCTGCAGACGATCCGCTTCTCGCTCGACGGCGAGCGGCACGTTTTCCTGACGCCCTGGCAGGTGGCCGAGTACGTGATCGCCTACGACGCCGGCGACGAGGAGATGCTGCAGCCGTTCTCGTTCCGCCTGCGTCCGTCGGCCCAGGTCGGCTCGCAGGTACGGCGGCAGGCTTTCACGAAGGAGGGGCGCGAGGTCGACGCTGCGCGGAACCGGGTGCGGAAGGCGCGGGCAAAGAAGGAGACGGCGAACGAAGTCCTGGCACGTCCCGAGTCCGAGCGGACACCGGTCGAGACGGCGCAGGCCGAGGAGACGCTGGAGAAGGCCGACGCCGAAATCGAGCGGCTGGAGCAGGAGTACGCGGAGACGCGCGAGGCCGTGAAGACCAGCGGTAAGCCGCGAACCGCGCAGGTGGACAGCGACAAGCCGAAGGCACCGCGCATCAGCAAGACGCGCACCCGGAACTTCGGGATGCGCCAGCTGCGCGTGAACCAGGGCGAAGGCCGCTGGCACGTAGTCGACCACCAGCGCTAACCTAGAATCGAAGTCGCTAGGGGCGGGCGCAAGAATCGAGACAGGGCTGTGTCTCGGAGTTCAGCCGTAACCAACCGGCTCGCCGCCCGCCCTAGCTGTCGTCGTCTGATCTGATTACACTTCTAAGGCCGTGTCGCCTCGCTGGCTAACACGGTCGATCCGGCCGCCCGACATTACGCCGAATCCAAACGATCCGGCCGACGTCCCGCCCGCAACTGTCGGCCCGCCGAGCGCCGTGCCGGGCGACCCGAACGGGATCGAGATCGAGCAGGACGACCGCTATGCGGCCTCGCCGCCGCGGATCATCCCGTCGGCCTGGTCGGGCTGGCCGGCCGACTGGTGGCCGCCGAACTGGAGCGGCGGGCGCTTCGGCCGGTTGACCGATACCGCCTGGATCTGCGTCGACCTGAACGCCTCGATCCTCTCCACGATGCCGCCCTACCTGGTCGACGCCGCGCCGACGCTCGACAGCGACTGGCTGCGCAACCCCGACCCGGATATCTACTCCAGCTGGGAGGAGTTCGCCAAGCAGCTGTTCTGGGACTTCCAGCTCGGTGAGGCCTTCGTGCTGGCGACCGCCCGCTACGCAACCGGCTGGCCGGCGCGTTTTCACGTGGTACCGCCCTGGTACGTGAACGTGGAAATGGACGCAGGCAGGCGCCGCTACTCGATCGGGCGCGTCGACGTGACCGAGGACCTGCTGCACCTGCGCTATGCGAGCTCGGTCGACGACGCCCACGGGCACGGTCCGCTGGAGGCGGGCGGGGGGCGGATGGTGGCGGCCGACCTGCTGGCCCGCTACGGGGCCGGGATCGTGACCAACGGCGGCATCCCCTCCAGCCTCCTGAAGCACCCCGACGAGCTCACGGCCGAGCAGTCGAACGACCTAAAGGCGCAGTGGATCGAGGCCCGGATGGACAAGCTGGGCGCGCCGGCGGTGCTGTCGGGCGGGATCGAGTGGGAGCCGACCCAGCTGAACCCGAAGGACATGGCCCTGGTCGAGCTCTCGCAGCTGAACGACTCCCGGATCGCGGTCTTGCTCGGGGTGCCGCCCTTCCTGGTCGGCCTGCCCTCGGGCGGCGACTCGATGACCTACTCGAACGTGACCGCGCTGTTCGACTACCACTGGCGGGCGGGGCTGCGGCCGAAGGCGGTCACCGTGACCGCCGGCCTCTCGCAGTGGCTGACCCCGCGCGGGACGTCGCTGGTCTTGAACGCCGACGCCTACGTGCAGCCCGAGCCGCTGCAGCGGGCCCAGACCGCGCAGATCTACCTGCAGGCCGGGGTGCTGTCGATAGACGAGGTGCGCGCGTCCGAGCATTTTGAAAGCGACCTACGTCTCCAGGGGGTGCCGCAATGAGCGAGCTAGCCGAGCAACCGAACACGCAGCTGCGCCTGCGCAGCGCCGAGTTGGCCGGGGTTTCCTTCCCCAGGCGCACGATCGAGTTGATCGTGGCGCCCTACGAGACCGAGTCCTATGTCCCCTGGGATGACGGGCGGATGGTGTTCGAGTCGTTCGCCCGCGGCGCCTTCGACGGGATCGAGCGGCGGGCGAACCGGGTGCGGGTCAACCGCGACCACCGCCTCGAACGCACGGTCGGGCGGGCGCTCGCCTTTCATCCCTCGCGCGAGGAGGGGCTGGTGGCCGAGATCAGGATCTCGCGCACCGAGCTCGGCGAGGAGACGCTGGCCCTGGCGGCCGACGACTGCCTCGACGCCTCGGCCGGCTACGCGCCGATGCCGGGTGGGGAGGAGTGGGCCGGGCGCACCCGCTGCCGGGTGACGCGCGCCTGGCTGGGGCATATCGGCCTCACCCCCGACCCCGCCTACGAGGGCGCCAAGGTGCTGGCGGTGCGCCACGCCGGCGAGCCCACCGCGGCGATCGAGGTGCAGACGCCGAACCTGGATCAGATCCGCGCCTGGCAGCTGGAGGAGCGGGCGAAGCTGATCGGGCTGGACGGCGGCCGACCCGAGCGCTAGATTCCCGGCAGCGCCATCTACCTGCCGTTGTAGACCGCTGGGCGGGCCGGCAGTTGCGGGGTAGCGCGAGACAAGTCGCGACTTGCACGACGTCACCACGACGCTGCAAGGAGGAACCCCGCAATGCGAGCAACCGATCAGATGCTGGCGAGGGTCGCCAGCGAGATCGAGGAAAAGCAGCAGTTCGTCGACGGCATCGTTGAGGACGCGCAGAAGGAAGGGCGCGACCTGAACGAGCAGGAGATGGAGCTGGTGCAGCGCACCCGCACCCGCCTGGGCGAGCTCAGCAGCCAGATGGAGCCGCTGCAGCAGGCGCGCGAGATCAGCTCCTCCTCGCGGGCGAAGATCGCCGAGATCGCGACCTTCATGCGCGAGCAGGAGGGCGAGAAGCCGGTCGACCCCGAGTACGACTCGCCCGGCGCCTACCTGATCGAGCGCTGGCGCTCGGCGCTCGGCAACGAGGAGGCCTCGCGCCGGCTGAGCCTCTACCACCGCGCCGCCGCCCATCAGACCACCCCCGACAACCCCGGCCTGATCCCGGCGCCGATCGTCCAGCCGGTGGTCAACTTCGTGGACGCCAACCGGCCGCTGGTCTCCTGGCTGGGGCCACGGCAGCTGCCCGGCCAGAACTGGAGCCGGCCGAAGGTGACGCAGCACACGAGCGTCGCCCTCCAGTCGGCTGAGAAGGCCGAGCTGGTCTCGCAGAAGATGACGATCGCCAAGATCGCCGCGACTGCGGGCACCTACGGCGGCTACGTCAACGTCTCGCGCCAGAACGTCGACTTCACCCAGCCGGGGATCATGGACGTGATCATCAGCGACCTGGCGGGCGTCTACGCCCAGGTGACCGAGGCGGCCGCCTTCACCACCTTCGACGCCGCCGCCACCGCCGGCCTGGCCCTGCCGACCGGCGCGAACACCGCCGACCAGCTGGCGGCCTCCCTCTGGGATGCGGCCTCCAAGATCTGGACGGCGACCAAGGGGCAGGGGCGGATCGCCGCCTTCATGCCGCCCGCGATGCTGGCCGCGATCGGGCCGCTGTTCCCGCCGATCCCGGCCCAGCCCTCGCAGTCGCCCGGCTTCGCCGCGGGCGACTTCTCGACCGGCCTGGTCGGCAACGTCTCCGGGATCCCGATCTACGTCTCGGGCGGCGTCGGCGCCTCGCGCATCCTGGTCTTCTCCTCGGCAGCGGCCGAGGCCTACGAAGACCGGATCGGCTCGCTGCAGGTCGTGGAGCCCTCCGTGCTCGGTGTCCAGGTCGCCTACGCGGGCTACTTCACGCCGCTGGTGATCGAGGCCACCGGGATCGTGAAGATCACGAAGACGCCATGAGCGAGTTGTTCGACGCACCGAACCAGCAGGCCGTCGGCCTCGATCCGCCCTGGGTCGAGGGCGAGGGCGGATCGACGGTCGGCGAGGAGCCGGCCGAGGCACCGGCCGCGCAGGAGACTGCCGGCGAGTACGACGCGATGACCAAGGCCGACCTGATCGCCCTCGCGCAGGAGCGGGGGGTCTCGCCGGCCAACAACGACATGACCAAGGCCGAGCTGATCGCGGCCCTGGAGGCCGGCTAGGTGGCCTACGCCACGGTTGACCAGCTCGCCGCGGCGCTGCGGGTGACGGCTACGCCAGCGAACACGCCGGCGCTGCAGGCCTGCCTCGACGCCGCGGCGAGCGAGATCGACCACGCGGTCGACCGCCTAGAGACCAACCCGATCCCGACGGGCGACGCGCTCGCCCAGCGGGTGAACGTCCTGCGCGGGGTCGAGTGGTGGAAGTCGAACGACGCCGCCTTCGGCGTGATCGGCTTCGATCAGACCGGGGCGCTGCAGGCGCCTCGGGACGGCTTCGCCCGGCACGAACGTACCCTGATCCCGCTGAAGGAGCAGTTCGGGGTCGCATGAGTGCCCTGCCGCTGACGGGAGTGAGGGCGGCTGCCGCCGCCGCCCTCGCTCCCGCGACCGAGGGCGACCCGACCGTGCTGCCCGACCTGGTCGACGCCGTCGAACCACCGGCGCTGATGTTGGAGTGGGCCGATCCCTGGGTGACGATGCGCACCGTCGGCGGCAACCTCGGCTACTTCGAGGCCCAGCTGAACGTCTTGTGCTTCGCCGGCCGGATCGAGCCGGGGCCGGGGATCGAGGCGCTGGAGTGGCTGATCAGTTACACCCTGGAGCGCTTCCAGGTCGACGCCTACAGCTGGCCCCTGACCGCCTCGCAGGCGCCGCGTGTCTTTCGCATCGGCGACATACCCCTACTTGGAGCCCGGCTCAGCTTCCGGGTACCGATCGACCTGAACGGAGGAGGAGCCTAGATGCCACCTATCCCGCTGCCGCTGATCCTGGACGATGCCTCGCTCAAGATCTCGACCGACGGCACCACCACCAACCTGAAGGAGCTGGCCTGCGTCGCCAGCCACCTGGAGCTCTCGCCGGATACGGCCGTGACCACGGTCGACACCTTCTGCGGCTCGACCGACTACCCCGGTCAGACCAAGTGGTCGCTGGTGGCGACCCTGGTGCAGTCGCTCGACACTGGCGCCACCGAGGAGATCCTGTCGGCGGCGGTCGCCTTCGACGGGCCGGTGCCGTTCGAGGTGGTGCCCTACCGCTCGAAGGCGATCTCGGCCGCGAACCCGGCCTGGTCGGGGATGGTCAACCCGGCCCCCTACTCGCCGATCAACGGCGACGCCGGCGATGCCTCCACGATCGACCTGGAGTGGGGCGTGATCGGCACCCCGACCAAGCGCTCGACGCCGACCGCGATGGCGGCCGAGGTCGACCTGTACGCGATGAGCCGCGCCGATCTCGACACGATGGCATCGGGGCTCGGGCTGAACCCGGCCGACTACGCGAACAAGGACGCCGAGATCGCCGCGATCCAGGAGGCCCAGGCAGCGCAGACCGTGGTGGCATAGGTGGCCGACGGGGCCGAGATCACGGTGGTCGGCTTCGACCAGCTGGTCGCCGGCTCGCTGGAGTTGACCGACAAGATCGGCGCCGCCACCCAGGAGGAGTACGAGCGCGAGGCCTACCGCCTGGCCGACGTCGCCCGTACCGCGATGCCGCACGACTCGGGCCTGATGGCCGGCTCGGTCACGGTCACGAAGGAAGACGGCCGGGTCGGGCTCGGCTTCCCCGACAAGGGCGAGGTGCCCTACGCCGGCTGGATCGAGTTCGGCGGCATCCGCGAGGGCGGGCGCAACTCCTGGGCCGAGCGCCCCTACATCGCCCAGGGCCGCTACCTGTTCCCGGTCGCTATGTCGGCCTCGCCGCAACTGGTGGCGGCCGGGGCCGAGGTGGCCGACAAGGAGATCGGAGGATTCCATTGGAAGACGCCCAGAACGTGAGCCCGCTGCCCGAGCGGCTGCCCGACTCGGTCGAGGTCTCGCAGAACCCCGACCTGCGTATGAGCCCGAACCTGATCCGGGCGCTGAAGGCCCAGACCGGCAAGACGCTGGACGAGCT